TGTTTGAGACAAGCGCTGCGATGCTAAGGATGGGAAATTTCATCGAGAAGGCAAATGCCCTTCCGAGACCACATATTTCCCTTTCGGCAAATGGAGGATACCAAAGTTCCCGCGCAACTGGGGGAAAAGGCATGGATATCGCAAAGCGATTCATGACACGGTATGTCCACCGTGCGGCAGATCGAAATTTCGATGGAAAGACGATCTGGGGTGCACCCCTTACACTGAAGAAGGGAGTGCGCCCGTACCGCACCATTTGCAGACACCACGAACTTAGGGACGATATCCCGTTCATGAGGTCTGCATTCCGCGATGAGTTTGCCCCCGGTGGGCTTCTCAAAGCGGTATTGAGTGAGTCATCTAGCTATAACTCTCTCGAAGGCCCTGTATTAGGCTTGGACGAGGCGTTGCCTCACCAGCTACTACAGTTGGCGCATGAGGAGTGCGTAGCCCATGGTTGGTTACAAGGGCCAGCGTATCATACGCTCGAGCGAAACAAAGTTTTGTTCCGCCCAGCTCCTGTCCCTACGGAATTGATTCTTCAATCCGAAAATGGTGACAAGGTGAGGGGGTTGTCGAAACCGCCGTCATTCGTGACGTTGTTTCTACAACCTTTCGCACATTTCCTTGCCGGACTGGCTAAGGTAGTGCCCTCGCTTAAGTCTGCTTTTACCCGCTCTTATAAAGGGTGGGATTTGGCTGTCGGGCTCTCACGTAGAACCGACAATTACATTGAACCCAAATCTGGGTTCTCTGCGATAGACTTGACCGGCTCAACGAACGGAATCGATTGGGATTTTGTTCGAGAACTGGTCAATCCGCTAATTAGCAGGTTTTCTGCTAATGCGTATGAGCTTGCGTACTTACAGCAAGCCCTTGCGTTACTTATTTCTCCACGTAAAATGGAGGTGCGCAGGAAGCCCACGGATACCGCACACCGGATCATTCTGACCGAGTGTGGGGTGCACATGGGCGATCCTGGTGCAAAAGAAATTCTTTGCATCATGAACGCGGCCATCGAACTGATGGTGTACAGAGATGTACCAAGGTTACCGCCAACCTTGATTGCAGGTGACGATATCGGCGCAGTACGTACTCGCCGTCGGCATCGCGCAATAATCGCGAAACATCGAAGTTATGGAAATGCCAT